GTATAATAAGATTCAGATTTATGACCTAACACTTTGACATATGGTTTTTGAAACTGATTTTTAAAATTACTTCTAAGAAAAGTTAATGACACTCCTTCCATTTGGTGTATCATATCTAGTGAATAATCTCTTAAAAACAAAGATCTAATTCTTCTAAGTTTATCTTCTTTTTCATCACTTATAATCATGGCCCAAAGTAATGATACCCTTCAGCTGCTACGTCATTATCATTTCCTTCTGAAATGTTCCAACATAAACTTGCAAGAGTTGAGGTAACTTCTAAATTTTTATCTTGTTTTTTAATAAAGTACTTTGATGTTTGTAAATATCTCACATCATTTTCAGACACTACACCTACATATTTTCTTGTAGCTTCCAAAACCATCTCCCAACTATACTCAGGATATGTTTCAAAAAACCAACAGAATCTTTCATGCAGTTCTTTAGGATTTGTTCTATAAGCTATAGTGGACCCATCCCTTCTACCTTTTGGAAACATGTCATTAAACTTTTGAATCTCTTCAGTCCATATTCCATATGGTATATTTTTAATCTTCTTTGCTAATTGCATTTGCAATTTATCTACAGATTTTAAAAGATCTTCAGATTTACTTGTCAATTTGTATTGGGAATCTTCTTCAAGAAGATGTCCACTAAGAGATAAACGATGCTGTTCAGTTCTTATGTTTACATACTTTTCATGGTAATAACCATGCTTTGTAGCATGCAAAACATAATAACCATTTGGAGTAACACCTTGTGTTATCAAATAATCATATAGTTTTTTCATACTAATTTAAATTGTAATTGAATTCTAATTCTTTTGCTTCAAGTGTCCCATCATCTAACTTCATAAATCTATCAGCTCTGTAACCTATCCAAGGCAAGTCATGTTTAGTTTTACCACGATTTTCAAGACCTTCAATAAAATATGCGATTTGATCAAATGAGTTAATAAATTGACTTTCAACAAAATAAGTTAAACCTTCTTCTAGTGTTGCACCAGGAGGTAATTTACTTGCGTTAATACATAATACTTTAAACATCTTTTGGGGATTTTTGACCATACATAATTGTTCTACCTAATCTTGTAAGTGCATCTGCTACATCCTGAATAGAATGTCCATTAGGATCAGTTTTACACAAAGTCAAAGGATACTTCTTGTCAATAATTTTTACAAAGTCATTGCAATGTTTATACAACATTTGAATCCTTTTGTCTGTGTATTTCATATCAAGAATATCATCACAAATAGATTTAGATTTTGCATATAACATTGCAAGGGCAGTGGTTTCTTCATTGATAATGAAAATCTTACTAGAAAACTCATTAAAAATTGCTTGTAGTTCCATTTGAATAATATCATCTGTTTCAACAAATGATTTTAAAAATGCAGAACTAAATTTGTCAACATACTCACCAAGTATTTTAAATGGTGCTTTTACTTCTTGTTTAATAAACTTAGAAGTTTTGTCATTCATATACTCTTCAAGAGTATCAAAGTCACTCAGTAAATCTGAACACTTTATTACTATGCGTACAATGCCAATTGTATCATTGTCACTTAGGTAAGGTGATATCTTCATGTATTATAATTTAACTTCCACAATTTAAACAACCTTCATCATCATCTTCTTCAGGATGTAGTTCAATTCTTGGATTAAGTAGCTTTTTAAGTTCATAAATTTTCTGCATAACTTCTCCATCTTGGAAAATGTTACCAGTAAGTACTGATTTATGATCAGTAATCTGTTGTTTGATTTCTTCTTCAGTCATCTTTTTAAAGTTTAATGTTAATTCTAAAATAAATTTATACTTTTTTTTCAGCAATATGCTAGTTTATCTTATATAATTTATGATATTTGTAGTATAGTTTTCCTGGGGAGGTAAAGTACATTAAAACAAATTATGAAAAAGGTTTTTGTACATACAGGTATCTCCTTGTTTTTCAACAGTTCATGTTGTTTACAAAAATCCATACGTCATTTTTCTTATATTTTTAACACTGTTTTATGGAATATTCAACTATTTTGACAATAGCATTATTTATAGCTGGTACTATATTTGCTCTTGTTGGTTTCTTTTTAAGAACTGCATACAATGATACTAGAAAAGACATTGAGTTGCTTATTTTAAATGACACTAGAGCATTTGAAGAACTTGGCAAACTTAAAGGAAAAATTGAGCTAGTCCAACAAGAAAATCAATTAAAATATCAGGCTATACAAGAACTAACACAACTTGAGATAAAAAATCTTGCTAAAAATGTTAGTGAACTTTCTGATGCTGTTAAAGCACTAATTTTAAAAAAATAAAAAATGAAAAAATTAGATATCTCTCAGATTAAACAAGTACCCCTAAAAGAATCACAATACTTCAAAGAAGAAGTTAAAAAAGTACAAATAGTTTTACATCATACAGCAGGTAATTCTTCAGCTCCATCTACAATTAAAATGTGGGATACAGATGATAGAGGACGTATTGCTACATGTATTACTATTTCTGGACAAGGTCTTTCAAAAGACACGTTTGATGGAGAAATTTGTCAAGCATTCTCATCAAAAAATTGGGCATATCATCTAGGTATTAAACCAGATGTGTTCAGATCAAAAGGCGTAGCTTATCAAAAACTTGATAGAATAGCAATTGGAATTGAAATTTGCAATTGGGGACCACTTACTTTAAAAGATGGCAAGTACTACAACTATGTAAATAGAGAAGTACCATTAAGTCAAGTTTGTATATTAGACACTCCCTACAAAGGTTTCAAAGTTTATCATGCATATACAGATGCTCAAATAGAATCAGTAAGACAATTACTTGTTTACTGGAATGAGACTCATGGTATTCCATTAGCATATAATGAAAAAGATATGTGGGACGTATCCACAAATGCACTAAAAGCTGTTCCTGGTGTATATACACATAACTCTTATAGAAGAGATAAAAGTGATATATCACCACAACCAAAAATGATCGCAATGTTAAAATCTTTAACTCTATAATTATGAAAAATTTAGTAAAAAGATGGAATAAACCAACTCCAGAATTTTGGAAAAAAGTTCAAAGAATAGGTATTGTAGCTGGAAGTTTAGGAGTAGTGTTTATTGCTCCACCATTTGGACTAGCAGTACTTGGTAGTTATTTAATTACAGCAGGTTCTGTGATAGGAGTTTTATCTCAGTTGACTGTTGAAGACTCAAAAGATTCAAAAGAAGAAGAAGCATTATAATTTAAAGATACTATCACAAGACATGTTATTGTCATTTGTGATAAAAGAGACAACTATGCTCGTTGTTTAGTTGGTTTTTCACTCTTCTGTTCTGAAAGTCCCCCAGTGATGGGGGATTTTTATTTTACAGTTGGTAGTGATTTGCAAATTTTATGATCTCTTCTAAAAGCTCTTCTATTGTTCCTTTATTAGGAATAACATAATCAAACTCATAATCATCCAAAGCAGTTTCAGAAGGGTGTTCATCAGCAGATAGACCTCTGTCTATTCTCACTACTATACCACCTTTCTCTTTGATAGCTTTAGCTTCATTAGGAAATCTAACATCTGTGATTAGCCAATTCTTTGAATCATCAAAATCACTAAACAAAGCATTGATCCATACATCTTCATGTAGTTGATCTCTCAATGCATTTGTTCCTAGTGTTTGCAAGAACTCTCTTACACTTAAATTGCCCCACTCAGGAGACATTTGTGTCTTCTTAAATTCTTGTGATTCAAATTTTTCAACATCTATACCACTAAGTAAACCTGCAATCTGTTTCAGCTTATAGGCATACTTAACAACTTTCCAATTACAGTTTTGCAACAAATACTCTTTTAAGTTTTTGTCTTCTATCAACCTCATTGCAACATTTCTTATTTCAGTAACATAGTTTAAACCATAAACTGTCACAAGTTGGATTAGTTCTGCAGTAGTATCCTTACCAGAACCAATTTTACCAGAGATTCCAATTAATCTCATTTTTTGTCTATCTCTTTTTTCCATTCGATGTCTCTTGCTTCTATTGAATCTTCATTAATATCAATTCTGTATTTAAACTTGAGATACCTTCTAAGTAGCTCAAGTTTATTTAAAGTTGTTTTTTTCTTCATTACTAGAAAGTAAGAAGTTTTAATTATATCTACTATCATGGCAGTTCATCAATTACTTTTACATTACATGCTTCTTCCCATTCCTCACTGGTTGGTAATTTAAATGTGTTACCTACTTTGTCTTCATACACAAGAGTGTCAGATTCATCATCATTAATCTCAGCTACCACTAATGCTGCTGTTTTAACTTCAGCAATACGTGCCAGTTCTTTATGTAAAAAAGATTGTGCTTCCAACCATTCAGATGGATGTGAATCTTTTAGCGCATGAGAAATAATATTGTGAAGATCAAATAATGAAATTGTAGAAATATGAGCATAGGTTGGCAACAAATTTAACATTGTTTTGATTGTATTCAATTGCATTGTGTTTAAAATTGCATCTTTTTCAAAGAATAAATTTGCACATAACAATTGTGCTTCATTTTTACCAAGAATTGTATCTTTAAATGCATCTTTTGAATCAATCAATGCTGTCCAATATTCATCTGCACCTGTTAGAAATTCTTGAATTTTTCCTTCAGCAAGTACATCTGCAGTTCCTTTGTGTTTTCTTTTAAACAATCCAAACTTTTCATTATTCATAATAAAGTTAGAAGACGTTTCTTTGTCAACAGCACCTAAGCTAAATTTAAATGCAAACTGCTTATTATAAGAGTTTGTAAAACTTAGTGCTAAAAATACATCAGGATCTTCTTTGTAATTGATCATAATAGAACCAAGTCCTACTGATCCATCACTTGAACATCTGTATGTTTCGTCAAGTATCTTAAAACCTGAGTTTGTAATCTCATGTTTTATTCTCGTTATTATACTCATATATGATATAGGAGTATATGTTTTAGTTCTTTCTGGTATTTCAGTAGCAAGCATTTTTCCAAAAGCTTCCATACCTGATAATGTTCTTTTCATAAATCTAGTGTTAATTGTAAAGTACTATTAGAAGGAACAACAATAGCTGTTGATTCAATCTTTTTAATCTCATCATACATCTTGGTTAAATAATACTTTTCATTGATGTTATAGTCTTCCCAAGGAGCTAAATAAGACTTGTTAAATAATGTTTGTAGTTGTGGTCCACTTTCTAATTGTATTTCTCTACCATCAGGATTACATTTAATAATCTTAACACCATTGTTTGATATAAAATATCTTACAAGTTTTTGTAATTTTTTACAATAATACTCAGTATTCACCACACCTCTTTCTTCAAAATACCAGTTTCCTTTTATTTTGGAACCAATACAATAGTCAAAAATATTTCTATTTGTCTTAATATAATCTTTAGGATCAACTCCATTTACAAAGTATTCATACCAAGCTTTTGCCACTACAAGCATAGACTTGTTTTTATGCAAAGGAAGTTCATTAAATTCAAATCTACCTTTACATTTTGTTTTGCCATCAGTTTGTACTGCAATGTAATTATTTACATCACCTATAATCATTTTAGAATACTCAACAGATTCTAATTGAAGTTGCGTCATATCTTCCCATTCTTTACATATTTGAAAGAACATTTCTTCATCCTTTTTGTCAACAATAAACTCTAAACCATCTGTATTTTGCATTAAAGGTTGTGCACTAGGTATTTTAATAGCTATCATCTCATATAACATGGATAATAATAATTGACCATTGACAGTAATTTTAAAAGTTAGTTCTGGATCATATAGAAAAGAGTACTTACTCTTACTCATGCCATACGTTGCATTAAGAATAATTTTAAACAAGTAATTTAATGGATCAGATTTTGGATAAGTTTTTCTTTCCTCAAAATACCATTCATATAATTCACAAAAATCTTTTTGTGGAAGATGTGCAGGAGCCCATTTATTTCTAATGGCTAAATTTGGATAGTAACTTGTTACATCCACACTTAAGATCTTTTGATGATCAAGTGGTTTATAAATTCCAGACTTTATACAACCATGAATACCACCTAACGCATAGTCAGTAGGCACACCTTTATATATCATTCTGTGTTTTGGACCTTTTTTCTTAAGGTCTTCTTCACTAGAATCTAAAATGGCTGTATCTACTACAAGGTTTTTAAACCAATTGTAAACACCATTAAATTCTGGTAAGTCAAACTTAATATAAGGTAACAAGACATCACGTATTACAACAGTAGAACGAAAAGTTCTCATCTTACCTATTGTCTTTTTATCAACTCTTAACTTTTCTGATAGAAAGTGAAGAAAGATTTCTTTTGAAATTTTAGGTTCACTTGCAGAATACAAATTCACATTGTAGGTAGAACTTAGCTTTGCTCTCAAATTAATTTGATTGCTCATTAGTTTCTCACCTTTTTTACCTTTTAGGTTAAAGATAGCTTTAGTAGATTCAACGTCATTGATACAATAATTAACCACCATGTCAAGTGTTTCTTTATCTTCAACTTTTTTATAATGCTCATGTGGCATCTCTTCTACATTTTCCCAATCCATACTGAACTGAGCATATTTTAAAGATGTACGTTTTGCATTACTATCCCAATGATTCAACTTATAAATATCAACACAACGTATAGTCATCTTGAATTCTGGGTAATCTAAAAATTCACCAGAATCAGCTTTACTTATAACGTATTGTGCATACTTATAAATCATTGAAGCAATTTCATCACCAGTGCTTGATTTACTCAAATCAATATAATGTTCTTGATTAGCCAAGATGTGTTCAGTAATTTGAGCATCAAAGTTTATATTGTTATAACCTAAATGCCAATCTTTACATTCTCTTGATTCATTAAGAAATTCAATAAATCTTTCTGTATCATTTTGAAATTCACTAATTATAAAAACTTCACGTTTACTATTACTATGCCCCTCATACACTGCTATAAAGCAATTAACAATGGTTTCATAATCCATCACCCAGAACTCGCGATGTCTCATATTATTTCTCTTTTATGAATGACTGAAAAGCTTTGTGACTTGGATTAATAGCAAACTTTTCTACAAATTCTCTTACATCAGCTTTTTCTGTAATGTAATATTCATAATAAGCTTCCATTAAAATTCTTTGTTCTTGCAATCCCAATGTACCATCAACCTTTTTTACCTGAACAGGTAAACCTTTGTCTGACAACTTAGGCATCATCATTGGCTTTTCTTTTAAGTCTTTGCTAATAATAGCCAAAACTTTTTCAATTGGATCATAAATTGCCTCATTAAAAGGACAATCGTCTGTCATTGGTATCATGCGAAATGTATCTGTATCATTCCACTTTGCTGAATAAAGCATCATATTGTTCATATATTCTAAAAATTAAAGGGTTTCTTTTTCTAAATTTATTTTATCACAAAGTTCTCCAACTTTTTGCAAGGTTGCAACTGGAACCAGTAAAATCTCTGCATAAGTTTTAAAGTACTTTTTTGGAAACAGGAAAGATTCAACATAAACCCACTCAGCTGTATGTATGCCATAGTAATCAGAGATTGCTCTTTTTGCTTTATCACTAAATGTAGAATATTTACCTTCTAGAAATGCATAAAAGTCATTCTTATACATATGTAAATCAAATACATATGCAATTGTTTCGTCATCAATTTTACTAACACTATCCAACATAGGATGTGTTAGCAATACTTTTGTTTCAAAGTCAAACCAGCTTTGTGTATCATCTATTTTATAGACACATATTAACTTTTTATCTGACTCTTCAACTTCATCTGACCATTTGATGTAAGTTTGTACTGGTTTAAATGGACAAGATTTCTTTTTGAATCCAAGCAATGGGTACAAAAATGTGTAAGACTTTTGAAAATAGTCTTTGTACAGTCCTTTTATCATATTTCAATTTCGTTATTGTTTTGTAAAAACTCATATGGTAATTCAAAATTCTTAGTTTCAAAATGATAATCAGCTTTTGCAATCTCAGCATCTAAAGTTACTTCCCATTCAGTTAATGTTTCTGGTTTAACTTTTATAGATGCAATCTGCATAAAAGGATCAACAACAATAAATCTAAAAACTATATTATAGTCAGCATATTGTGGTTGTGAAAGATAAACATGCTCTACAAGCTTCTTATACATAGCAGCCTGAAGATAATATTTAAAATAGTCAATGCTATCTCTAAATTGTGTAATTGATTTTCCTGTTTTCTTCAAGTCATTAATTCTAATTTCTTTTCCAACAGTATCAATTACCAAGTTATCAATAATTCCTCTTAAACCAAACTGTTCACTATGACCAAACTTTACAAGTTGTAGTTCATTGTATTTTTCTAATTGGTTAAAAGAATCTGAAAAGAACCCCATTGTATCCATTACAATAGAATTGTTTTTAATTTTGTCAACAACAGCAGTACAAAACTCATATACTGAATCATCAATAACAGAGCGTCCTTCTGCTTTTTTCAAGTAGTCAAAATAAGCAACATTTTTTGGTATAAGAATTTTTTCAACTCTTTGACCATCAGTTTTTAATGACTGATATAAATTGACATCTACAAGTGCATCTAAAATAGCACCTGGAAACTCTTCTAAGTTCTCTCTTGTATCACCAGATTTTTTCAATTCTTTAAAGTGATTGAATATCATGTGAATTACATTTTTTGCATTCTCAGAAGGTAGATCATCTACGCTTATCACAAAGTTTTCATCAAACTGTTCTGGATTAAGAAGCAAACAATGTATTAGAGAACCTTCTAGCATATTTTTGTCATAACTATCTTCTCTTTGATTCATTACATAGTGCATGTAAAAATTGACAGGGCTAAATGCTAACTTACTCAAACCAGAGTAAGACATTAAAAAATCTTTTGAAAAGAACTCTTCTTCTTTTTGAATTCTTTCAACCATTGGTATCTCAGCTATGTACTTTTTCATATTTTCTTTTTTAACAATTTTCTATATCACCTGGGAAATACTTTCCCATAATGTTACCATTGTAACTGTTTGTGGTCAATACATCATTTTTAATCTGATGCATTATTTCACAATAGCCAAGGTATTTTTTAGTACAACACACTTCAATTATTTCTCTAGTAAAATTACTAGATTGGAACAATTGAATATCTTCTTTAAGTTCAGCACATGATCCCCAGTATTTCTTCCAGTCAGATTCTTTTATTACTTGCTTAAACTTCTTTCTAGTAGCTGTAGCAACTTTCTCTCTAATGGAAATTTTAGTCTTTCTTTCAAAGTATAAACTCTTTTTACCTATGTAAAATGTATTAGTAACCTTATTGGTTATTCTATATACAAAACCTACAGCATCCTTGCTGTTAGGTATATCCTCAATTGTAAGTATTTCTCTTACTAAACCACTTTTTTCTTTATAGATCCAGTTGCTCATTAGTCAAATTTTGGTAAATATTTTTCAATTGCAGAATTTAATTTTGGATTAAAATCCTGTATAGCAATAGCATTACCATGATGCTTTACAATATCACTTATGTCTTTCTCACGTGGTAAATACATAAATGGAATGTTGTAAGTCTCTTTATAAAACTTCATTGCTTTTACACCTGCGTCATCACTATCTAAACATACAACAATGTTCTTGTATTTTTTAGCATAGATTTGCAGTTGTTCTTTTGTCAATTTAGTAGACTCGCTATCTGGTGCAACGCAGTCTAATCTGAAGCCTAAGCTTTTAATTGCCATTATATCTTTTAATGAAGATGTAACAACTAAAGTTGGATTGTTGCTTAATTGCTCAGATCCTTGAATATAATCTTGAACTTTTAAAAACTTACGCTTTCTATTGTAAGGCTTGTAAATCTTATACAACTCATCATCTTTTGTAAAATAGCCATAGGAAATCTCATCTGAACTTACTGTTCTTATAACTTTTCCTGTTTCTGATTCAATTTCATTCATTGTAAAGTATTCCAAAGGTTTTACATTGTACTTAGTTAGCAACGTACTACCAATGTTATACTCCAACCAATAATCAGCATCTTTTTTCATCCACTTTCTGACAACTGTTTTGTCAACCTTCCATAGTGTAGTTTCTAAATCTTCACCACACATGAAATCATCTTCATCACCATTGTTTATGAAAGAAGTATAATCTTTAATAATTCTATTACAAGTCTCAACAAAGTTAAGATGTAATAAGAATGAAACTAGATTTATACCATCTCCATATTTTCCAGTTGAATGACATTTAAAAACATACTTCTTTTGACTCTTGTGTACATAAATTACCATTGAAGGATTTGTGTCTTTAAGATTGAATATGCTTTTAATACTAATAGATTGACCAGTCATTTTGGTAGGAATGTTTAGATAATAGTTAAATATCCAACCAGAAGGAACATCTTCAATCTTTAAATGATTTTTACTTGAAAACATGACATTATTTTAATAAAAAGAAAAAAGGGCAGGTATTTCTACCCACCCTTATTGCAGAGATTAATTACTTATTCAAATGGTAAATCTAACTCACTTCTGTTGTCTACAGCAAAGTCATCTTCTATAGAAGGTACAGCAGTTGTAGTAGCAGCTGTAGTTGGTTCAAAAGAATCAACAGGAACATCAGCCTCTGCTTTTGCAACACCTGCCTCAGCATCTTTAATGATGTGAGTATCTATATCAAACTTAAGCAATGTAGTTGGTTCTCCATTCTCATCTTCAATTGCAGAAAAAGGATAAATTAGTTTTACAGCTTTTGGAAAGAATAATCTGTAATTAGGGTTGCTATAACCTTCATTAAAATACTCTTTACCTGCAATTGTAAAATGACCCCACAATTCTGGATCAATAAGATACTTACGTACCTCCATTACATAATCCTCAATTGTATCTGCTTGAACACCTTTAGCATTCATTTTCTCAAGAATATTCATTTGTCTTGCAAGGTTATTCACCCATCTGAAAATCTGAGAATCTCTTTCAATTATTTTTCCATCATACTCATAAGTACTAAATGGATATTGACCAGACTTAACATTAGCAACTTGACCTCTAAACTTTCCTAATGAAGGATTTTGTTTGTCAATGTCAATACCTTGAAATTCATCACCTCTGTCTTCACCTTCTAGTTTTACATTTACAAAGTAAGCACCTTTTTTGTATGGTGGCTCATCCAATGTGATGTCAATAATTCTACAATAATGAGTACCTGGGTTAATGATTTTAGGTATTCCTGCGCCTGTTGTTGGTTTGAAATCTGCTGACTTGAACATAATCTTTATTTTTTAAAATTGTTATTAATTAATCTATGTATATTTTATCCCAGTGTGTTACTATTTTACCATCTTCTCCTGGTTCAGAGATGATAATTTCTTGATTTCTCAAGTGCTCTGGTCTTGCACCACAAGCAATTTCATCAGTAGTTGCAAAACTTAAAATGTTTGTTTTGCCTTTTCTATATATATAACCTATAGCATCAGAATTTGAAGTAGTGATACGTTTCAATTTACCTGTTAGATCTAAATCTAAAGAGTTAAATTCTGCACCATTTTTCTCTAATAATGTGTCTTTAATGTGTCCTACAAAAATAACATGTGGAGCTAAAGTTTTTACATAATTAAGAATTTTTTCAAATGCTTGTCTTAACCATGGGTATCCTGCACCATTTGGCATATTCAAAATGCTACCATATTGTGCTTTGTGTTTTGTAAACCACTCTTTACCCATTAAAGTTTTACTATAGATTTCCTCTGCATAAGGAACACACATTGTTTCCAATGCTGTGATTGTGTCAACTGCTACGTATTTGTAAGGAAATCCTGCATCTTTGATTAATGCACCAATCTTTACAATATCACTTACAGATCTTGCTTTCAATTTTATTGCGTCAACATAATCAGATCCATCTTCACAATCTATGATAAGACAGTTTTCTAATTGTGATAACAAAGTTGTTTTACCAACTTTTGGTTTACTAAAAATAACCATATTTTTAGGACTTGTTGCTTGTGCTTTTACTTTTTCAGTAGGTAACACAAATCCACCTTCAATTGGTTTTGATTCTACTTTTGTTGACTCAGCCATTTTCTTGAATTTAATATTAATTGATTTAACCAAGTCTTGTCAGACATTGGAACGTTGTGTGTGATGCAGTAGTGGTCTTTTAAGGTCATATTACTCATATGAGCATCTGTATCTTCAAACATAGAATCTAATGCATCTGGAGTAGTTTCTGAAAATGCAATTTTAGGTGTACAATCAGGTGCTACAAAAGTACTTGGTTTAGGTGCACTGATTACTTCAGACGTTGCTAAACTAGAAGAACTTAAATTTACCACATCCAAATCAGAAATTCTAATTGCATAAGTACTTGTAGATAAACTAGAAGAGTCAACTTTTGCAAATTTTCCTGACTTTTCCCAGTTTGGATCACTTTTTAATCTGTATAGTATACGATTAGGATTACTATAATATATCTGATCCCAGTCAAATAATTCTACATAACAATCTTGACCAGAGTTTAATTCTGATGGCCAAAATCTAACACATGGTACTTTGGTACTACCAAATTCTCCACCATTATAACCTAACTTTGCATAAAACGCAGGATTTTCCAATCCCATGTTTTTAAAAGCAGGTTCCCAGAATGGTAAGTATTCTGCAGTAACTTCTTTTATGTGCTTTTTCACTTGAGTTGCCATAATTAATAAATTAGTTATTACTTAAATTTTGCCTCCATATCAGGAGTAGTTGTTTCAACAACAGACATTGTTGCGTAATCTGCTTTATACCATTGTATGCTAGTTTCTCCAAACCTGTTTTTCAAAACATGCATCGCAAGTAAATATTTGTCAAAAGGTGTTATGATGTACTTTTGAGGCCCATACCTTGTTATATTATATTTGGCTGGCCTATTATACGCTATCATAACATCTGCACATTGTAATAGGTAGTCACTACCAAACACATCAGCTTCTGTAGGAAAGTTTTCCAACTTACCTGGCTTCTGACGTTCAGCATTGTCTATTTCTCTATTAAGCTGTGTTAAAATAATGAAGGTAACTGGTAATAAGTTCTTCATTTCTGTCATCATTGTAGCTAGATTTTGCAATGTTACTTGTTTGTTGTTTTCTGTTGACTCCATTCTCACAAGTAACGTGTGATCAAGAGTTATGACTACTGGTAGCTTATACTTGTTATAAAAACTCACAATAGCATTACGCATTTGCTTTACTGTCATTGCTTTGTCAATAACAAACTCATTACGTGATGCTTGTGAATCAGCATATTTTGTAAGCCTTTCGTAGTCACCTTTA